GTGAAATGCGCGCATACAAAGTTTGCGTTCTAATACTCGTAATGGGTGGCTGTATGTTCCGTCAAGCTTTGAAAAGTCAGTGAGCTTTAGGAATAATACGGCGAGGGAAACCATAACTGCGAAAGCCTGCGACAACAGCGCAGGTGAATGCCCAAAAGCATAGCATGGAATGGTTTTCATGTGGGTGGTGAGTGCATACATATATTGTGACCAGCCGATCTTATCGGAACCGTTAATTGTTGAGATAACTCTAGGTTCTTTTGGTTCAGGATAGGCCTCAGCTTTAATGAAAGACTTAACGAGACGTATTGGGTTGAAGATGGTGGCGGCTGTTTGTAATATATTTCTTTGTGCGGGTGATGATTGTTTTTCGACAACTTCATCGTAATCAGCGGGGTGTAATTGATGTGCGACGGGGACTAGACGGATGATGAATTCATCAATGCATGAGTTCACAAATGGTGTGAGCTCTACGTCTGCTTGTTGTTTGGTGATACGTGCATCAATAGCTACTTTCTCATTGTTAACAGTAGACAGAGGTGAGAAAGCTCCGTTGATGAATGGTGACATAAAAGGCATAATCGTGGTTTTAATATCGTCGGCAACTTGTCCAAAATTATACTTGCGCACGCGTGGCAAGTTTGGAAAAAGTGTTGTTGGTGATGGTAGTGATAATAAAACAGCAATACTGCGTTCAAAAGAACGTGCTAAGTATTCACGAAAGCTAATGTTTGGGTTGGTGAAGCTAAAATACTCAAAGAGTAGCAATGCTGCTTGCTCGATGGTAACATCAGCTGTGGGTTTCCATTCAGCGTTTGTAAGGATTGATTGAATTGATGCGCGTGTGACATTTTTGCTTGTTAAGAACATGTTTTGGATGGTCTCGTCCAACGAAACTGGTAAGCGTACAGTAGTAAAACTATTGATACGTGAAGTTTGGACGAAACGACCGGCTAAAGTTTGCACATGGCTACGAAGGTGGACACCTTGTACTGGGTTGAAGCGTTGGAGGGTTGTGGTTTCAAGGAACAAATTAACTAGCGTAGATAAAAAGCCAAAGTGTGCCACCGGTGTCAAAAGCACCATTTGGTGGGCATAGCTAGTTGGTTTCCTATCAATAACATAAGTGGTACTCGCATAAGGAATGCCG